AGCGTTGGATCATCGATAACAACATTAAATTATTACGTAAAAAACAGTAATTTGGCATCAAAACTCTTGACCTCCTGGTACAGGTTGCTATATACTAGCAAGACTACTAGGAGATTCTTATGATTATTGGCGTATGCGGTTTTATTGGCAGTGGTAAAGATACTATTGCAGACTATCTAACTAACTTCCATGGTTTCCGACGAGAAAGCTTCGCCAACTCATTAAAAGATGCAGTAGCCTACGTATTTGGCTGGGATCGCACAATGCTAGAAGGACGTACTAAACAAGCCCGTGAATGGCGTGAACAAGTAGATCCATGGTGGGCAGAACGCTTAAACATGCCAAATTTAACTCCACGTTGGGTGTTACAATATTGGGGTACAGAAGTATGCCGCAGAGCATTCCACGATGACATTTGGATCGCATCCTTAGAAAATAAACTACGCAACAGCAAAGACGATATTGTAATTAGTGACTGTCGTTTCCCTAACGAAATCAAGTCAATTAAAGATGCGGGCGGTATTGTTATTCGTGTAAAGCGTGGCGATGATCCTGTATGGTACAAAGACGCCGCAGATATGAATGCGGGTGATCGTTGTATTAATTGGGCACTTGCTAGTTCGCGTATGGCAAAGCTAAACATTCACGCTAGCGAAACAGCTTGGGTAGGTACTAAGTTTGATGCAGTACTAACTAACGACGGTACTATTGATGAACTAATGGCTAAAGTTAAAGATCTGGTACAAGATCCCCTTGCTTCCACTTCACTCCCTCTCGATGTAGAACTCGCTGGCAATTCGCACATACAGTCTTAAGATTAGCTGGGCGGCAATTGTTTAAATCGCCGTCCACGTGAAATACAGCAAACACTTCTTTATACTGGCTTTTAAAACCACACTTGTCGCACTGGGTTTTAATTTTATAGCCAGCACGATGCCACCTAGGAATACCTGCGTACTTGCCACCTTTAAGGCAAGCCTCGCATAACTTCCTATAGTAAGCCTTACCCGCTTTGTAGTAGTTAACAGCGGCTGGCCTTAGTCCGCACTGGCATAATGGTCTCATAAACATATTTACACCTTTTCAATCCCTTTTTCATGGGGTATATTAGGTACTATTAGCCAAAAACCACTAAATACAATTAGAATTAGTATTCACGGAGATCAAAGAATGGCTACATTAAACTCACCAGGCGTAAGCGTAACAGTTATAGATGAAAGTTTCTATACCCCTGCCGCACCTGGAACAACACCACTTATCATTGTTGCTTCTGCTGAAAACAAACAGAACGGTGCAGGAACAGGTACAGCACCTGGTACACTAGCGGCTAACGCTGGCAAGGTTTATTTGCTAACAAGTCAAAAGGACTTAGCAGATAACTTTGGTACTCCTGTTTTTAAGACAGATGCAAACAACAATCCAATACACGCCGGAGAACAAAACGAATATGGCCTACAAGCCGCTTACAGTTATTTAGGTGTAAGCAACCGTGCGTATGTTGTTAGAGCACCACTAGATTTATCACAATTAGACGCTAAAGCAGTAGCACCAGCAGGTTCACCTGAAAACGGTCAATACTGGTTTGACACAGCAAATACTAACTTTGGTATTTTCCAATGGAATTCTGCAGATGCAATCACAGTTGGCGGACAAACATTTACTAACAAAGTACCAACAGTAATTACTGATGTTACAAATCTTGATAGCTTAAATGGTTATGCTCCAAAACAACGTGTTGGTGCTATCGGCGACTATGCAATTACAGCATACAACGACACATACAAATTATGGTTTAAGAAATCTGTAACAGATACAGCCGCAGGTTTATGGGTAGCAGTAGGTAGTCCAGAATGGAAAGCTAGTTGGCCAGCCGCACAGAGTGCAGGAACAGCAACAGCAATGCCATTAGTAAACGGTTCTACATTTACTATTGTTTCAGCACCGGGTACGTTAGATGAAAGAACTGATGAGTATACAATTTCTTTAAACGGCACTGACAAGTTACTAGCATTACAAACATTAAGAAATAGCATTAACACCCATACTAGCGACACTGGTATTTCAGCACAAGTTGTTAACAACAAATTAGAACTATATTCAAATGGTCCTGATTTTGAAGTTGCAGACGATGCCGCTCCAGCGGTGTTTATTAATCCTGGTATTTACAAAGCACCGGCTGCACAAGTTAGCCCACACTTTACAGTACCAACATACAAAATTTCTGAAAATCCAGCAGTAGAACGTGGTTATCCAACTGGTTCACTATGGATTAAATCAACAGAACCTAACTTGGGTGCTCGTTGGAGAGTTAAAGTTTACAGTTCACTAACAGGTGGATGGAGTGAAAAATCTGCTCCAATCTACGCTAATAGTTCAGCGGCTCTAAAGGGCTTAGACCCTACAGGCGGTGGCATTAACTTAGCACAAGGTACATTGTATGTAAAATACAACGTAGCTGAAGAGCAAGACGGTACATTCCCAGCAGTTGCTGACTTTAAGATTTATGCACGTAGATCAGCAGGTACAACAACAATTACTTCTGGAACAGGTGTAACATTTACAACAGTTGGTGACAACACATTTACAATTAGCGAATCAGTTAAAGGCCAATTGGTTAACACTGCTCCGTTAACTGTAACATTTACAGGTGCAGATGGTATTGATGATCTTATTGCTAACTTAACATCTAAGCTAGCAGAAGCAACACTAAGCGGAAATCCATATGCATCAAGAATTACAGCAAGCAAAGCATCTACAGGCGAGTTAATTATTACTCACTTGGATGGTGGCGATATTTACTTTGAAGATGGTACTGGTACTCCATTATCAAAACTGTTTGTAGCATATAACGCAGTTAGCGGTACAGTTAACTTCTACAACAATCCAACAGGTGTAACAGGTTCTTATGTTGCTACACTATGGAGCCCATACGCAGACATTACTGCTAGCAACAATGCACCAACAACTGAAGCCGCAGACGGCCAATTATGGTACAGCAGTTTAGTTGACGAAGTTGACATTCTTGTTAACAACGGAACAACATGGGTTGGTTACAGACATGCTGATTCACAGTATGCAGGTGTAGACACAACTCGCGTAGGATACACACCAATTGTTTCAGCTACACGCCCAAGTACATCTGGTAAGCTAGATGGTGACTTGTGGGTTGATACTAGCGATACAGAAAACTATCCAAGACTATACAAGTTTAATGTTAATACACAAAAGTGGGCTTTAGTTGACACTACTGACCAAACAACAGAAGACGGTATTTTATTTGCTGATGCACGTTGGGCAACTAGCGGTGACAAGCAAGATCCAAGCACAATCGCTGAATTAGTAGCAAGCGACTTCTTAGATCCAGATGCACCAGATCCAGCACTATATCCAAAAGGTATGTTGCTATGGAACTTACGTCGTTCAGGATTTAACGTTAAGCAATTTGTACGCAACAAGATTGATTTAACCGCTGACAATACTCGTTACAATGACGAAGGTATGAGCAATTACTATCCAAATCGTTGGGTAACTGTAAGTGCTAATCAAGCAGACGGTTCAGGTACATTTGGTCGTAAGGCACAACGTAAAGTTATTATCCAGTCATTACAAGCACTAGTTAACAGCAATCAACAAATCCGTGATGAAGAATCACGTGTGTTTAACTTAATTGCTTGCCCTGGATATCCAGAACTAATTGCAGAATTAAAAGCATTAAATTACGATCGCGGATTAACAGCATTCGTAGTTGGAGATACTCCAGCACGTTTAGCCGCAGATGCTACAACATTAAGCAACTGGGGTTCAAACAACGCCGGTGCAGTTGAAGACGGCGATGACGGATTGGTAACAAGCGATGAATACTTAGGTGTGTTCTATCCATGGGGCTTTACAAGTGATAACTTAGGAAACGACATTGTTGTTCCGCCAAGCCACATGATGTTACGTACTATTGCATTAAGCGATAACGTTTCTTATCCATGGTTTGCACCAGCTGGTACACGCCGCGGTGGAGTTACTAATGCTTCAGCAGTAGGTTATGTTGATGCAGAAGGTGAATTCCAGTCAGTTGCTCTAAACAACGGACAACGTGATACACTAGCTAGTATCAAAGTTAACCCAATTACATTCATTACAGGAACAGGTCTTGTTAACTACGGTCAGTACACCCGTGCATTGAACGCAAGTAGCTTAGATCGTATTAACGTAGCTCGTTTAGTAGTTTATCTACGTAGACAGTTTGCACAGTTGGCCAAGCCATATGTGTTTGAACCAAACGATAAGATTACACGAGACGAAATCAAAGGTGCGGCTGAGAGCTTGTTGTTAGAGCTTGTAGGTCAACGTGCATTGTATGACTACATTGTAGTTTGCGATACATCAAACAACACACCTGCAAGAATTGATCGTAATGAACTTTATCTAGATGTTGCGATTGAGCCAGTTAAAGCAGTTGAATTTATCTATATTCCACTACGCTTGAAGAACACTGGTGAGATTCAAGGCCTAGCACAATAACATAACGGAGCATAGAAAATGGCAATCGCAAGTTTATCAAAATTTACAGTACCTTTAGCATCAGACCAATCGGCTAGTGCTCAAGGTATGTTGATGCCGAAGTTAAAGTATCGCTTTAGAGTGATGTTTGAAAACTTTGGTACATCAACACCAACAACAGAATTAACCAAGCAGGTTCAAGACGCTGCCAGACCAAACGTTAGTTTTGAAAACCAGAAAATCATGGTTTACAATTCAACAATTAACTATGCTGGACGTCCAACATGGCAACCAATGACTATCAAGTTACGTGATGACGTAACTGGTGCAGTTAGCAAACTAGTTGGTGAACAAATGCAGAAGCAGTTTGACTTCTTCGAGCAAAGTTCAGCGGCATCAGGTGGCGACTACAAGTTCTTAATGCGTGTTGAAATGCTTGACGGTGGTAACGGTGCAAGCACACCAAGCGCTCTAGAAACGTGGGAATGCTATGGTTGCTACATCACAGCCGCTAATTATAACACACTAGGTTACGGTGATCAAACAATGTTAACTATTGATTTGACTATCCAGCCAGACAACTGTATTCAAACTTCAGGTGGTGCGGCAGCTCCATCTACAAGAAGAATTGGTACAGCGGCTACAGCTTCTGGTTCACGTTAATAATTAAGCTCGCTCAGGCGAGCTTTTTTATAGGTAATCATAAACTGCGTAGTTTATTTTATCGATAAATATTGTTATGGCATTCACACCTAACTCATTTTTAAATTCACCAACCAACGTTACGCTTCGTGACCAACAACACGCGGCTCGTGTTTTTACAGACGATCAATTTAGATTAGCACCTAAACACAAGTTTTTATTCCACGTTGCATTTGGTATTAATCCAGCGGCTCTGTCAAATATTAATTTAGTACAGCGTCATAGAAATGAGATTAACATGCTAGTTAAGGCGTGTGACTTACCTAATTTTTCTGTAACTATAGAAACACTTAATCAGTATAACAGAAAGAAAAATGTACAAACTACACACAAGTATAACCCTATAAACATCACATTCCATGATGATAATATGGGAGTTATTAATCAGTTGTGGCAAAGCTATTATTCTTATTACTACTCAGATCCGTCAGCTGCCTATGACCCAGGTGCGTACAAACGCAACGCTACTAAGAGCAGTGACTACATTAACACTACATTTGGTTTAGATAACGGCAGTACATTACCGTTCTTTAATTATATTAAAATCTACCAACTGGCACGACACGAATATGTTAGCTATACGTTGCACAATCCAGTTATTCAAAGCTGGAATCATAACAAGGTAAGTTACGAAGAAGGCAAGAGCCACGACAACACTATGCAAATTTTATACGAAGCAGTTTCGTATGGTGCTGGCGATGTGTCTGAAAACGATCCAGAAGGATTTGGTGTTGAGCACTATGATAGAACACCAAGCCCGTTACAAGGAACTGCTGATGCACAATCATCAAGCCCATCCTTTGTTCCAAATAGCTCATCAAATAATTCAAACGAATTTTTAAATACAGTTGTGAATCAATTAACAACATATCAAAATTCACAAAATAATACCGTGCCACTTGCGACATCAAGTGTGTTATCAAGCATTGCTCAAACAGCAAGAAGTAGTGTTAGTGGACTACAAGGATTCCAATTTCCTACAGTACAAAATCAAACTAACAATACAGTAGTAGCAACCCAAGTAAACATTGGATCTCTTACTGTTAACATAACGAGATAATCATGGCAAC